ATCTTGCCTTTCTACGGCAAGGCACCTATAGGAAAAATTAGGGGAGTTAGTGACGGCGGCATTCCTATATGGGTAGATATCCCTGCCGCAACCGAAGAAGAATTAATCGCCGGTGCTAACGCCGAGAAGAGCCGATTAAAAGCCATTGCTGATTCAGAGATTGAATGGCGACAAGATGCGGTTGATGACAGGAGCGCTAGCGATAAAGAGATAACAGCGCTTGCATTTTGGCGTAAATATCGGGTGGCCTTGATGCGCATTGATACATCAAAAGAGCCGGATATTGAGTGGCCAGCATCACCAGAATAACTAATTAACCGGGCGTAATGCCCGGCTTATAGAGTTACAGGGGTGCTGTAGGCCAAATGATATCGGGCGCAGTGTTCACATCAACATCATCAAGCTCAATGCGATATGACTTCCACAACTTCAACTCAGCAGCCTTATCCTGCCCGGCTTCGATTCGGTCTTTCAACGTTTCTATCTTGTTGCTGGCGCCGCTAATCAATTTTGATTTATCGGCTTTAGCTTGAGTAACATTGATGGCTTTAATTTCAGCAAGCTGCTCTGATGTCGGCAGGGGTAAATACACCCATGCGGGGTGGCCCTCACTGTCAGCGCCCAGCGCTTTTCCATCTGGTGCGGTGGCGGTAAATTCTTTCATCACCATTTTATCGACTTCAACACCATGCTCTGGGAATGTTGATGGATAACTATCTCGCTCATCAATTGACCAGAATCCACAGCACGGTGGGTTGTATCTTTCGTTATTTGCACAAAAAATGTATTTAGTCATGATTAATATCCCAGAGCTAGGTAGATGGCACTATAAGACTCCGAGCCACCCTTACTAAATGTTGCTTGCGTTGCTGACTTTGAAACTAAATACATGGTTTCGCTTGTACCTGTATTCGTGGAACCTGGACGAATCAAAAAGGCAATAGCAAACACACAGTTAGATGAGAACGGCCGTGTAAAAGTTACGGTCTGTCCCGGCCCGGCGGTCATCGCTGCCATGGTTCCCCACCTCAATCCCAAATTACCCGCAACATCTAGTGACGGCACGTCTTGATGTCCGCTGAACCCTAAATTTGCTAAAAAATAACTTATATCAGGAATTTGGTTTGCCGATTTACCTACCCCGCGTTTTGCGGCGTCGCCCAAACCAAGGTTTTAGCGAATACTCAACCTTTAGCCATCCCCACAAAAATGACACACTGCATTCATTTTCTTTGGGTAATCAAGCATGTTAATTGGCTATATAAGGGTATCAACAAATGACCAAAACACTGATCTACAGCGCAATGCGCTAGTTAGTGCAAATTGCGAACAGATTTTTGAAGATAAAATCAGCGGAAAATCATCAGATAGGCCAGGTTTAAAGCGAGCAATGCGCACTATGTCTGAGGGAGATACATTGGTAGTGTGGAAGCTGGATCGCTTGGGCCGTAGTGTTCGCCATTTAATCGCACTGATAGAAGAGTTAAAGAGCCGAGGTGTGCATTTTCGCAGTTTGACCGATAGCATTGATACCGGTACAGCCATGGGGCGTTTTTTCTTTCATGTCATGTCAGCACTAGCAGAAATGGAACGCGAGTTAATAGTGGAACGCACGCTTGCTGGCCTTGCTGCTGCCAGGGCTGAGGGCCGAGTCGGAGGACGTCGCAGGATAATGACAACTGAAGTTGTTGCACGGGCTAGACGCATGTTTGCAAATGGCGCAAGTATGCATCAGGTGGCTTTGGTGCTCGAGGTATCACCTAAAACTATCTACAAATACATCCCAGCAGAAGAACGCCACAGGTTAATATAAAAGTCATGTAAAATGAGAAAACCAATTTTGCTTTTGAATTATCAAACTATCTGAATCGGTTTCTCATTTTTTTCGGAGCGCTACAGCTCCCTTCGAGACCCTAGCTTCATGTGTTTGCTGAAGAGCACCTATTTCGGCATGAGCATCCGCCATATTTCCATTTGGGAACGTTTCTTTAGTACCGTCAGCTAACACTTTTGCTTTAGTTTGCTTAACCGCCTAAATCTTGGGCTGTTTTCGTATAACCTTCAACATTTCCGCTGTAAACGCCTCCGGCAGCCTTGGTGTTAATAGTACGGAAGGCTTGCTGTGCTGACAAATCAGGTACAGAAGCACGTACCAAACGCTGAACCTGTGTTGGTCGTGGTTTTCCTTCAGAGTGACTATAATCTTTTCTACTCACCGAGCTATTAAATTCAGCGATAATCTTTTTCGCACCATCAAAACGAAAACTAAGTGGATCGGTGCAAATAAGCTTACCGTTTTCACCAATATAAAATAGCTTGGCAGGGCCATGAATGTCGCTAAGCATGACAATATCGCCGGAAAATACCATTTTTTCAGTTTGTCTTTTTCCCGAGCCTCACGAGATGGCCTCGAATGCGAGGCTGCCCTGTTTTCACGCATATTAATAATGTAATGACCATTATTATTGCGGTCATCCAATTGATATTCACGGCAGATACGTGACCATGCGGCGTACGCGCTTATTATGCGCTCATACTCTTCGGGGGGAAGATTATCACGTGGCAGGTAATACAAATCATTGCCAGGCAAGCTAAAACTCATATCCATTTCCTTATGGTGTTAACTAAAGCAGTGCCACTGCATATCTATTGCTCAATAGATTTTCTACAAGAAAGCTCTGTATTTAGCCTTTTCGTGGAGTAAATATTTTTCTTATCTCTGATAAAAAAATAAATAATCGATGTCCGGCCATGGTTTCTACATTGATTATTTTAGCCAGGTTCAACCGACGAAATTTTTACCCACTCATTTCTATGGGAATCCAGATAGATAATGGTGAATGTTGTCACAGGTAATACCCTAGGATTATAGCGAGCGAGGCTCTGAAAATAGTTTGAAATTATGGCGAGAGTTATACTGTCTAGTTGGCGATTTATGTTTACTGGTACTGATTTTTGTGGGAGCCAGCAACCTGAAAGCATGGAATAAGCCCCATCAGAAACTGATGAGGCTTATTGGTCATACACCCAGCGGATATTTGAGTTAAAAACTTTTGAATCCGTTAGTCCTCACTCTCTTAAACCTAGCAGACTATTAAGCTCGTCGATTTGTTGCTGCCACTCACGTTGTAATGTGATTTTTTGGTGTTTAGGTTTCCGCGCCAAATCCTCGGCCAGTTTGGCCTCCAGATCCAGCAAGGCTGTCAGCAAATAATCTTCCTCACTTTTCATGAGGGTGGTAATAGCAGCTGTAGCAATGGCTGAACTTGAACTCGGCGCTATTACTGGTTTATCGGCCAGAATGTTGTAAACCGGAGCCAGGTCGTGCCACTCTTCGAGCCGTTGTTGGTGGATCAACCAGAAGCGATTACAACTTTGCTCAATTAGCATGCGGTCATGTGACACCAATAATACTGCACCTTTGAACGTTTTTAGTGTTTCCGCCAGTTCCTCTTTACCTTCTATATCGAGGTGGTTGGTCGGCTCATCCAGTAGCAGTAACGAATAGTTTGCCAGTGTTAAGCCGATAAACAGCAGCCGTGAACGTTCACCACCGCTTAGGGTACTTACCTTTTGTTGATGCCGCAGGTAAGGGAAGCCCGCACCAATCAGCGCCATTTTTCGCTGGTCTTCCGTCAATGGTGCAAAAGGCGTCAGCGCGTCGCTGATTGAATCGTCATCGTGTAATTGATGTAGGCTTTGATCGTAATATCCCATACGGACTTTTGGATGAAAAACTATACCCGCATCGGAGGTTTCTGGCTGGTTAAATTCCTGCCATAAGCTATGTAATAACGATGACTTACCGCAGCCATTGCGGCCAACTAGCGCGATGCGGTCGCCACTTTTTACTCTAACTTCATCCAGTTCGAATAAAACAGGTGCATCCGGCGCAGGACGCACCTGCAAATCAGATAGTGCCAGCACACGATCAGCAGGCAATGCTTCACCATTGAGCCGCAATTGCCATTGATTGCCGGCCGTTAATAGAGTTTGATCTTCCTTCATTCGATCAACTTGTTTCTCCATCTGCTTGGCTTTACGAGCCAGCTTTTCGTTGTCATACACGCTGCCCCAGATAGCCAACCGTTTGGCACTTTTCGCTACTCGGTCGATCTCCTTTTGTTCTGCATGATGGCGATGAGCATCGGCGCTATCCTTTTCTTCTAACGCCAGCCTGGCTTGTGAGCAGGGTAGACGAATAAATTGCAGGGTTTTATCGCGCAAGATCCAGGTGCAGTTGGTCACGCGGTCGAGCAGGCTGCGGTCGTGCGATACCAGTACAAAGCTGCCTCCCCAATTTTGTAGAAACTGTTCAAGCCATAGCAGAGTTGGTAAATCCAAGTGGTTACTGGGCTCATCCAGCAGCAGTAAATCCGGCTGGCGGATCAAAGCTCGCGCTAGCAGCAGGCGCGTATGTTGCCCGCCGCTCAGAGTTGCGGCAGTCAGTGACCATACGTTTTCCTCAAAACCCAGTGTGGTGAGTAGGACTTCGGCTTGCCAGCGTTCCGGTTGGTGCAGGCTGCCCGGCAGATGATTGAGCACCGCATCTATCAACGTAGCTTCGTTTAATGCGCAGGGCAGATGCTGTTCTACTGTTGCCATCAAGCATTGATTTGCTGTTGTGATGGTGCCAGAGGTCATAGATAGTGCACCGCTGAGGATATTCAGAAGGGTACTTTTGCCACAGCCGTTATGCCCAATCAGGCCGATGCGGTCGCCTTTTTTCAGGCTAAAAGAAATCTCAGCCAGTAACGGACCGAAGGTGTTGTCGTAGCTGACAGATTGTGCAGAAAGTAATGTACTCATAATGCTTATCCAGATTTCAGGCATAAAAATGCCTATCGTCAAAAATTACTGACGATAACCGGTAAGCCGGAGGGAAGTTCTCAGATTGTTTAGTTAGCTTCGCTCAAGCAGGTTATCGCAGCACGATACCAGTAATGCTTGAGCAATGACGATCGCTAAGGACGAGCGAAACTAAAAACATTTCACGGGTCAACATGGCAATCCTCCTTATATAAATTGGTGTATGAGTGAGTTGATTATATTGATGGAGTTGTTATTTAGTCTATCTTTTTATATTCCATTCTTATTCCAAAAGTTATGCTTTACTCACGATTTATCTGCTTTCAGATTGTCAGAACTTGCTCACCTAAGCGGCTGCTGTGCCGTTGATGAGTGGATTAAATCATAGGGTTATATTGATATCAATCATTAGTTTTACTTCATTATCAATCATAGGGTTAATGTTTTGAAGTTTAGACGAAAAAACCAGCAAGAGCTGGTTTCATTGGTGATTTATTTTGTCTATTGTTTCTACTTTAAGGATAATTCTTTGATATTTCTGGATTTCAATAGCTCATTGAATAACCTGTCGTAGTTCTCAACTTTGGTCCTAAGTGCTTCAATATAATTGTCTTTATCACTTTCAGGTAGTCGGTCAAACAAATTCAGCAATTCCCTTTGTCTTTCACTTAAAACGACTTCTGAGACGGTGGGGAGCTCTGGGTTATCCGTTTCATCACTTAGCAACCAGGAAAGGGAAACACCAAAGGCTTCAGATAATTTTAATGCCGAATCTTTGCTTATCTTTCCTTTCGTGAACCAGCGGCCAGCGGCTTGAGGAGTTATTCCGCAGATACGAGCAAGCCCCGACTTATTCACGCCGGTTTTATTCATTAAGTGATAAAGTCGAGCCGCAATAGGCGGTTCCAGTGAGTTTTTTTCTTCTTTCATATCAAGATTATAAACCAAAGGTTTAATTATATAAATAACTCTTTAGTTGTACTTTGATATAACCCTATGATTTAATCTGGTTGCTGTTTAACGTGGAGGTTGAAGCTACCCAGACAAAAATGCCCATCTTCAGCCCAAACTGGGCTGGGATCAAAAATACCCATTACGTAGCGGTAGGCAACTCTAGTGCTAAAAGGTTAGTTATAAAAAATCACAATTGAACATATGAGAAAATCTACTTAAAATAAGCCAAAAGGTGGTTTTTATGAATATAAATTATTTCCGTTGTCCGCTGATGTTCCATCCTCGAATAGCTAAAAGCAGTGGTTATCTGAACGTATAATCACTGCCACGAAATCAACACGTTCCGTGGCTTTCTTTTATCGAAAAGGAAAAAGTCATGAAAAATAAACACTGGTCACAAGTCGAGTATCTGCATCTTTCCGTCAAGAACCCGAATATTTTGATCAGAGGCCAACATAGTTACTACAGTGACTGTTGGGATGATGGGTTTGAACTCTCGGTTGTTCGTTATCTCCACGGCGACAACGTTAGCCAGCAATGGGAGCCGCTTGGGCATATTGACCAACTTATTATTGGTGATTATGTCTGTATTGGTGCGGAAGCTGTAATATTAATGGGCGGGAATCATAATCACTCCATTGATTTTATTAGCTTTTATCCCTTTATGAGTATGGTGAAAAAATCTTATCAGCCCAGAGGGAATACCGTACTGAATGATGGGTGCTGGCTTGGAATGCGGTGTATGGTTATGCCTGGTATTACGGTCGGAGAGGGCGCTGTTATTGCTGCGGGGAGTATTGTCACAAAAGATATTCCTGCGTATGCCGTCGTCGGTGGCAACCCGGCTCGGGTCATAAAATACCGTTTCTCTGAAGATGTCATTACGAGGATCGTAAATCTACGGATTTATAAACGACCAGATGATGAAATTGAAAAGCTGATCCCATTGCTCAGCTCTGACGATATCTCCACGCTGGAAACCGCGTTAACCGAGCTATGCCCTTGGGAAAAAGACACTTAATAAAATGAGAGCAGCTGATATTTCCTCTTTCATGGGGTTATGTCAGCTATTTCTAATATGTGGCTTTAATTAATTTAGTTAGAAGGGAAATCGAGTTTAATCGGGTCCCCTGTAGGGGGTTAATAATATAAGGATGTTACCTAATGATTCCTATAGAAAACTTGATTAAGCTTCTGCCTTCGGATGGTACAGTTTTACTCCGTTGCGAACATGGTGAGATAGTGAGTGTGGAACACTTAAGAGATAATCAGTTTGTCGCGACCTTACCGGTATTAATCGAATTGGCAGAAATAGCCGGGTATACAATTTCAATGCCCGATGTTTAACGGAATAATAGCTCTGTCGGCCTGAACAACTGACAACCTAAGCAGTTGTTGTGTCATCACTCAAGGGGGCAAGATGACACAACTATCATTTATCAAATCTGACAATAACATACTGACACCGGCCATGCTCGAAGTCAGGGAGTATCTGCATTATAAAATCAAGTTGAGATGCAGCTACGTCAACTATTTAACAAAATATATTCGTCATAGCGGCTTGTGGGCAGATAAGCACGCAGCCCCTATAACTTGCCTCAAATACTGTGATGTATTGCCGCGCTGTGCAATTAAACCTCCAAATGGGCAGGGGCCTGGAAATGCCATATTTTCCATAAACTCCCCCATTTAATTAATAGCGCCACCATCGACCCTAATTAGGACGGGGCGTTATGCACACACAGTATATTTCACGGAAGGAAGAAGAGTTATGATGCGAATATCGAAAAACTTGCCTTCAGGGCAGAAAAAACCAAGGCGTAATATTCAACTTGTTCTTGAGCGCTGGGGTGTATGGGCTAAAGATAATTCAGGTATTGACTATTCCTCTATTGCCGCAGGGTTTAAAGGTTTACTCCCATACACCACCTCATCACGACCTTCATGTTGTGATGATGATGGATTAGCCGTTGATGGATGTGTTTCTCGTTTAAAACGTCATCGGTATGACGAGTGGGAATTGGTCATTCGGCATTATGTCTATAATCAATCTAAACGTGCTATTGCAAGGCAACAAAAGAAAGACGAAAGAGCAATAAGAATAAATCTACAAATGGCTGAGGGCTTTGTTGATGGTTGTCTTGCCATGATGGATATTCGCCTTGAGATGGACGCTGAAATACAAAATTAATTTTTTATGATAAAAGTGTTGGTGCGGCCGCAAAAAGTGCATTAGTCTGATAACAGTTGGTTGTGCAGTTGCACTCACACAGTCAAATAAACCTCGCTCAGGCGGGGTTTTTTCATTTTACCCCAAGCATTGATGAGGCCCGATACTTTTGGGCTCAGCTCCTAACGCGTATTAATTAGAACATTGAGAGCAGCAGGGCAACGGGCAGGCTTAAGGGCCAGGTTATACCAATTAAAAGTGATGATAAGCACCTTACTACTAAGCTCTGGTCACGTGTCAGCGGGAAAATAATGAAAGTAGAAATAATAACGCCAACTACATAAATACAGAGCAGAATAAAACCGGTATTCATCGAGCAATTTTCCTTTTGTCTATGTTGTTGGCTTATTATCACCGAAAGAGACGGTATTTTTACATAATAATTTAAATTATTAGGCCTCGCTATTTGTGTGGTTTTTTATAGTTCATCGCCAGCATCAATTATCCTCAAATAATCTCTGCGTCTGGATGGGGCACGGCGGCGAGCTATTTTCCAAAAGCAGCAAATATATGCCCAGGCCAACTGGCAGGGGGAGACAATGAAGATGGATAAATATTCCAGCGCGATATCCTTGTGGTTCGGCGGGTTAACAACAACGATTGGTGCCTTATCTCTAAACGAATGGGCCATGGTAGTCGGTATTGTCTGCACGACGGGAACCTTTATTGTGAATTGGCACTATAAGCGAAAAGAATTTCAATTACGGAAGAAATAAAATGTCTCCAACTCTTCGCAGTAAGTTAATGGGTGTTTCTGCTTTCGGAGCACTGGCTATTGCTGGTGTATTACTAGGTGGTGAAGATGGATTAGAGGGCCGCAAGTATGTGGCTTACTACGATGTCGTCAATGTCCTCACTGTATGCGATGGCCACACCGGTAAAGATATCATCCCCAGTAAAAAATATTCTGATGCGGAATGCGATGCTTTATTGCAACAAGATCTGACGCCGGTACAACGCATTGTTGATGCAGCTGTGAAAATCCCACTAAGCCAATACCAGAAAGCGGCTCTGTACTCGTTCACCTATAACGTCGGGCAGCATGCTTTTATCCAATCTACGCTGCTTAAAAAGCTCAATACTGGCGACATCAAAGGCGCTTGCGATGAGTTACGCCGCTGGATATATGCTGATGGTCAGTCGTGGAAAGGGTTAAAGAATCGTCGCGAGGTAGAGCGGGAATTATGTTTAGTGGAATAA